TCTTTTTTAAATCTTTCATTGTTTTTATTTCTAATTCACAATAATGAATTATCTTTTCTAAATCTTGTATGCCATTTTTATTTTTGTAACGACACACATATTTTATAACATTTCCTTGAAAAAAGGAAAGTTCGTTTTTAGAAATAAATTCATAAGGTTGAATATAAAAGTCTTTATAGTGACTCCCGCCTATCTGTTTATCTTGTGGAAACGCTTTATCAAACATTTCTTTATTACTCATAATTGATACCCCTTTCTATTTTTATCTAGTTTTATTTTATATAAATTATTACGTGCTCTTGTAGTTCCTACATACCAAACTCTATGCTCCTCATCTTTTTTGTTTTGATTTTGATTGATAGATTTAATTATTTTATCTCCCATATCTAAACATAGAATTACATTATCTTCTTCTCCACCTTTAATAGCATGAATAGTTGATAACCATATTCTTGCAGGTTCTTCTAAATTTTCCTTGTTTTCTAATAAACGTAATAAATATTCTTTGTCATCATCTTCAGCTATTCTAAAAGCTTGAAACCAGTTCTGATCTGGTTTCCATTTGTACTCACCGGTAAAATCTTTTATATCTTTTATTTCTTCTTCTGATAACTCTTTACCTTTACACCATGCATTGTAGTTATTCATAGCAGTATACATTCTGGTTTTTATACTTTTACCTTTATTACTTTCAAAATATAAACCTTTAGCAATAAGCATTTTATGCACTTTTAAAAGCTTTGATACTGTTCTAGTTAGTATATACCATTTATCTTTTGTTAAATCTATTTCATCTAAATTGTATATATCTTCACATATACCTTTTTCATTTCTTGGATAATATTTTTTTAATTTTCTAAGACCCATTATGTTACTTATAGGTATAGTTGATTGCGCTTGTACTGCTTTAGATATTCTTTTAGATTTATTTAAAATTTTTTCTTTTGCTGGTTCTTGTATAAATCTTTTGACATCTGCTCCAGCCCATTCAAAGATGGCTTGATCATCGTCACCAGCTAAGTACATATCTTTAGTTTTAGCTTTTAAAATATCATATAGTTTCCATTGTAGAGGAGATAAATCTTGAGCCTCATCAATAAATACTACATCAAAATTTGGAATCTTATCTGATGTGTCAACCAACATTTTAATCATGTCATTAAAATCAAATAATTTTTTCTTGTGTTTATATACAAGTAAGTTGTCATGTATATGTTTTAAAGTTATCCAATTGACGTTCTTTGTATCATGCTCTTCCATATCAAACTGTTCTCTTAACTTTACACATCTGTTAACCGATTTATGTATTATTTGAAAATATGGATTATCAAAACCTAAATAAAAAGATTCATCACTGTTATATCTATCGTAGTATTTAATTTGTAAGTTTACTTTTTTACCAAAATCTTCATAATGATAGGGCTGCATTACATTATCTTGATTTATATTATCTAAACAATCAAAACCTAATGAGTGTAATGTTCTAAAGTAACTTAGTCTTCTAGGTGATATTGGTGACATTCTTGTTTTTGCTTCACCTGCAGCTTTTTTTGTAAATGCAAAGTAACCTATTTTATCTAAAGGTGTACCCGTTCTAATATATGCCTTAGCTCTAGATATTAAACGATAAGTCTTACCTGTACCAGGAGGACCATAGTATTTATAAATCATACTATTTCGTCTTCTCTTTCTATTTCAATAGTTTCTTTTATTTCTTCTGGTTTTTCAAAAAGAAACAAAGGTATTTTTGCAACTCTTATTGGTTTAAAATATTTTCCATCATCATCTTGTCCTGGAAATCTTTTCTGTTTACCAAAGAACGCTTTCTTATCTTCATCTGTTTCTGAATTGTTATCAAACAGTTCATTAGATATCATGTAAGATGTTTTCTGTGCATCGTACTTCCATTCTTCATTTTTTAATTTGTCAAAAAATTTATCAAATACAAACCATGCAAAGTCTTTTTCTACTAGCGGTCTACCACTTTCAAAAGACATGAAGCTTGTTGCCTGAGGCCCGTATATATGCTTCTCTAAAAGTTTTTTAAGTACTTCTATTGGACTTGTACCTTCCGCAGGTTCTATAATTTCTATTCTATCCTTAGGACTACTTAAAGATTTAAGTATAGTTTTAAATTGTTCTTGTTTAATAGTAGGTGCTACTACTAAAGCTTGTTCAAATAATACTACAACAAAGTCATTAATCTGAGTTAACTTGTAAGTATTTTTAAAATGTAACTGAACATTTTCTTCGTCTTCATCTTTTACTGTGACTCTCCACTCTGGATTAGGTTTGTAATTTATTTTTTGTAAGTTACTTAATTCTGGAAAATTAGGTTTACCGTCAGACATCACTCCGTATTTTCTTTTTGTACATAAAGCTTTCATACAATTAGGTTGTAGTAATGGATCTGAACAAGTAAAACCTTTGTTCTGTTTCTCCCAGTTTTTTATTTTTGATTTTATATGATCATCTGTCCAATGTTCATCAAAAGAAAAATAATTTCTACCTGCCTGTAGTACCATCTTCTGCCAACTATCAGTATATTTTTTCTTAGCAAACACCATATAGTTATATAAAAAACGATCTCTACCATCAGTAAATGTCATTTTTTCTTTAGTTAGTTTTTGTAGACAAGGTGGACCATCATTAAACTCTTCTCCTCCACCTTTTAACTCATTTAAAACTAAATCTTCTTTTATTTTTTTAAAGTTTTTAGGATCTACTAAATTTAGTTTAACTGTCTCTATAAATTTTTGAAAAGACATTGTAGTACCATCTATGTCTAACGCTTTTCTATCATCACCATTATAAGGTAGATTAATAAAGTTTCCGTTGGATAGTGTACCATCACTGGATCTTAATTGTGTTTGTTTAGGAAATATCTCTGTCCCTTGTGATAACTTAAATACAAATAATAATTCTTCTAAAAAATCTCTAACCTGTTTTGCTTTTACCAATCGAGTAGTGAACACATATAAATGTAGTCCACCACTCTTGGATAGGATAGGTATGATTGGCAATTTTTTTTGTTGAATTATGTCTAAATAAAATTTTCTATCTATTGGATATTTGTCTACATCTATTGCACCAAATCTAGCCATACCTTCATCAGTGCACGGTTGTATTCCAATTGATTTTATTCCTTTAATATGATCTTGATAATCTTCATTAGTAACCGGTATCTTAGCCCACTCGTGTTTCCATTTCTTTTTACCTGTTTCCGGATCTACGTATCCGTCATCTATTTTACAGACACCATAACTTCTCTGAAGTCCTGTAAAGTATTCTATATATTCTTTCATATGTTCCTATCCATTTAATTTTTAAAGGCGGTTTCAGTCTCCCTTCACCGCCTTTTGTACTCACTGACCAAGTGTACTTTCCCAATGGGAAACTATATAATGTCTTTTGATTTAGTTTCTTCAACTTTTTCATATTTAGGTTTGTTTAAACCTGATGATACTTGTTTATGAAACTCTTGACCCATTTGATACAAAGATGCATCTTTTTGATCAGAAATATCTAACATTCTAACCAATGATGGTTTGTATATATGCCAAGTTTTATCACCTGCACTTTTTTCTGCTGTCTGTAGTTTAAACATTGCAGAATATGCTGCTGGTTGAAAAGATCCTTCCTCATCTGTCATTGACAGATTAGAAATAAGATCGTTAAGTTTTCTAGCCGGTGTAAGATTAGACGATCTCATTGTAATCACCGCTTTTCTTGGCGCACCATTTATCATTACAATAATGTAAAAGTACATAGTTTTTTCAAGATAGTTACCATTCTGTAATCTATATTTTATACCACGCATTTCTTCTTTTGCATTAGCAGGTGGAGTTAAATGTGTCCCAACTGGTGCTGACGGACTGTCTCCCATCTCTTGCCACTCTGGATATCTAGTTTGTGTATGTGCTACAATAACTTCAATACCTTTTTCACCATCCATAGGTTGTCCGAAACTATTAGAATATAACATTCCAGGATCAGCTCCTTCAACATGTTTAGCACTTCTTGAGTTACACTCCGGTGATAGTTGATGTAAGATTTTTAGAATCGGTGTTGATACGTCATCTGATTTTATTTCCTCTGCACCTTTACCAGAATCGGCTCTAAGATTTAGAGTTGCTAGTGCACCTGCACTATTTTTTTTTACGACTTGTTTGTCCATACTATATCTCCTTATTAGTTTAGTATTTTATTAGTTTATTTTTTATTAGTTATGCTCGTACTTATTTTTTCATACGAACTAAACAGATCAGTAGGAATTTCAAAATTTTTACTTTTTAAATCCGACATTACTGCTGAGAGTCGAGCGTGGTGAACCTTCTCGTCTTGAGTTGGTTCATAGCCACGCTCCCTCGCAAGGCCAGCATATTCGACAGCCTTGTTATCTTCGCCTTGACCAAATGATACTACGATATTATTATCTACAATATCACCTAAGCCATTGTCTCGAAGCCATTTAATTGCTTCAGCTTTTTTATCAGCTATTATTGAAGCAAAAAACCTATTTTTAACTGACAGTTCAGAACCATCTTTTAGTTTCAAGGTTTTTAAATT